GACGTTGCGTTCATTGAGCAATACATACCTGGCCCTGCACAGCTTATTAGTACTGCTGCTATTGCTACTGTTGCTGCCACTACTCCACTACTGCTTAATATTGTCAAACCTTTGGTGAAAAATCTAATAAAGAAACTTACAAAGAAGAAAAAAGATGTAAAATAAAAGAACCCTATTCGCCAAGGCAATGGATAGGGCGTCTAGGTAGGCAAGTTAAAACCCGTGCTTGTCTACTGTTTTAATTCATGAGTATGTGGGATAACTTGATTTGGTGGAATATTAACAACAATATCTTCACAAGTAACAGCACTAGGAGTATTAGGTTTGAATTTTACGCCTTGGGTCGCCATTTTTGAGCACATTTCTAAACGGTATAAACTGATCTCCATTTTGGTTTTTTTTATCAATAATCTTTGAGCTTCAATATTTACTGCTGTTGCTTCATGGCAAAGTGCTGGTGATTTTCCTAATGGAATGTTTACTTGAGCAGAGATTCCATAATTTAAATTAAAAGTATCTTTTTCAAATCTAGGTATTTCTGAATAATATATAACCTCTCCTGTTTCTTCATCATATATTGGTGTTCTAGTAACGCTTTCTCTAGGCAATGCGAAAGACCAGCTATCTGTTACATAGGGTGTAATTGTAAGACTAGGTGAAGCACAGACTATGCCTTGACTCATTCTAAAACTTGGCATTGAGCTTGGTGTGATCATGGTCGCATTGTTATTTACCACGCCCTGTGCGTTACTGCTCGGAGATGCAACTGTTGTATTAGCTAAAACCCTTGCAGGACAAAGAATTATAGCTATTGCCCAAAGGTAGTTGTAGTTTCTGTGGTTGTGCTTGTATTTATTTGACGAGTTATTGTTGTTACTGTGTCTAGACCTGGAGTGATTAGTGTTTCTTGCAGAGAAAAAGCTGCTCCATCTGTGTGTATTGACCAACGAGGTATAGCTTCTAAGTTTGGTGAAGTCCAACTAAACTTTACTCCCCCTGCTGTTTGTTCATTCGTAGTCGTAGGAGTAGGGTTGATATATCCTGTTTCAGATTCGATATTATGTCCAGATGCCGAATACGAATATCCAGTTCTGTATTGATGGCTGGTGATTGTTTCATTTATTACTTGCTCTGATGTGCTAGTTGTTTGAGAAGTTCCTGTACGAAACTGTGGAACTACAGGAACAGCAAGTGTTCTTATAGGTAATGCTAATAAAACCAGCAGCCAAAGTCTAGTCAATCGTAATAGTAACTTTAGTAGATCCTATGCAAGATGTACCCGACCCACCTGCGGTACAGGTATGGACTCCAGAACTCAATGACGTTAAAGCGAGAGATCCAGCGGTACCGCCTGATCCGATAGTAGTCTGACCACCTAATACTGGTAATGATGCAATGCCCGAACTAGGAGTTACAGCAGATGGTGTAGCGTCACCCATAGTAACCGATTCAGTTTTTGAGAACGCTGAACCAGCAGTTGTAATCGAAGTATCTGTCTGAATCATTGCTGGCACTCCGTCAGATAAACTGCCAACATTTATTCCACCAATCTTTCCTGATGTAGTTGTATCTCCTACAGTTACAGATGGAGTAATATTATTTCCGCTAAGACTATATGTAGTTCCTACCTTGTTAGTTACCACATAAGGCATATCAACTGTAATTTGTGCCGAAGTAACAAACTCTTGTTTTATATCTGCAAATGCAGCAGATGGTACGAATAGAAGTAAAGCAAACAGTTTTTTCATTTAATACCTACTTTGTTTTTACTATTATCTACTATTTTAGGGCCATTACTGTTACTTATGCCACTTTTCTTCTGTCCTACACTAATTCCATAGCTTCCGAGCACCCCACTGACGAGTCCAGCCGTAAACGCTCCATCAATCCTTACCTTACCCATGTACCCCAAAGTCATCATTGATAAACTCCAGGTCAAAATCATAAATCGGATAGTGTGACCAAAGATTTCACCCCACTCAATACCTTCCTTTTCTTCTTTCTCTTCAGCCATAACATTAAGGTTTCTTGTTTATTACTGGCATATTAGCTATGTTTGGAAAAACTAACAAACTATGTCTAAATTTCTAATCAATCTTTTTATTAAATTTGGAAAATCAGAATCACTGCGAAAAGCTGCTTTAAATTTGTTAAAAGATTTAGCGAAAAAATCTGACAATGATGTTGATGATGCAATCGTCAAAATGATTGAAGAAAAACTCTTTCCAGTAAAATGAAAATTACTAAATTTCTCAACATAGATATTGAACCAGCACCTCCAGAAATGGAATTGCAAATTGAAATGCAATGTAGAGAAATTATGCAGAGTAATGATTTAGATAATATAAAAAGATATTGCACTCATCTTGTTAGAAAGAAGTTTGACCAAGATATATTTATGGCTTCATTGCTAAATAGATTGATAGAGTTAGAAGCTAATCGTGTTGTAGTAGAGATGAGAAAGATTAAACCTAAGAATCCTTTGAAAAAATTTTTTCGTATTCGTTAAGATATTTTTTTTCAAAATCTTTAACGAACATAGAATTAGTCTTATCAATCTCAAAATTAAATTTTAGGATTGCAGTTTTTATATGTTCTGTAACCCAACCTCCTTGTTTTGAAACTACTTGAGCCTTATTGCGTTCATTAATGAAAATATAATGGTCATAACCTTTTAGTTCTACATCTAAAAGATTCTTTTCTAAATCTTTACGTCTTATTTCTTTTAGTCGTCTTAGTTTTATTGAATCACTCATTTTTCTTTTTAATTGAATTAAGAATCCTAGAAAGTGCTCTACCTTGTAATCGGTTTTGAATTGCCCTGTTCCAGTTTTCTTGATCTTTTCTCAATGCTTCATCATACACTTCTTTATCAATCTTGTCTTGTAAAAAATTATAAACAACATCTCTTATCCAAGAGGTAGGTTTGATTTTTAATTTCGTACGAATGTATTCATCGAACAGTTCACCTCTGTTTATATCTATGAGAACGTGGTAATACTTTTTGTTTCCGTGAGGTTTTTTGCCAGTTTCAGCCATGAATATCTTTTAAATTTATATTATCACATTCTCATTGTATTAACTTTTTGTTTCCCAGGCTTTAATTAGTCGTTCCAATTCAGAAATTCTTTGTTTCGCAGCTTCGATCTTTTGTTGAGTTGTCATAGATTCTGATTGTATTGATGTTAATTAGTGTTTTCTCTGGGGAGAGTGGCTGAAATTGTCCCATTCTTTATAATCACGCTCCACAACATTGATTTGGCATGGGACAAGGGTATGGGACAAGTAAAGTTGTCCTACGCTCCAATTATAATGGGACAATCTATTTTGTCTCATAGTGTTGTCCCACTGAAATCTATTGGTACGACTAAGATTCTTCTAATGGGACAGGATATGCAAACGCCCCGCGTGCGAGGACTGCTTTATAAGACTTGTTAGAATCATCATTCTCTATTACTTCAATCAACCCTTTCTTTAATAATCTCTGGAACGATTTTCTTATCGCAGCATCTTTACCATCAACCATTGGATCGTGAATCATTTGATTTACGGTATAAGTTTCAGGATAAATTTTTCTTAATTTTTGGAGAACTCTATCTTGAACAGTTGTAGGAGATCCAGAATCCTCAGATACTTCAGGAGTGTAATCAGCGATAGCAAAGGTAAGATCATCTTTCATCTTCATTATCATTTGAGTACCTGTTCTTCCAGATCTAGATTTTTCAATAGTAATAAACCTAGTATTACGCCCTACTTTATTTATTTGTTCTTGGGTCGGTTTAGATAACTTCCAAGTTTCATCAACAGCATCTCTGATAGCTGATGTTCCTCTAAATCCACCATTCTTATTAGCATGATGAATTATAAGGATTGTAGTTTTAGGAAATAGAACCCCGTTATTTCTAGTAAGCCAATATAAAGGTTGAGCAAAATCTGATTTGTTTTCATCAAAAGCCCTACCACCACTACAACCAATCAATGAATCAATGACAACTAATTTTGGTGAGTGAGTTTGCATCAACTTAATAAATTGAGCATATCTCTGCAATTGCCAATCAGGTTGAATTTTTACGTTGCTATCAAGAGGAAAGTTAACTTCTTCTAATTGTTCTTTTAATTGGGATAGTGGTTGATCTCCATTAAGTAAAAGAACCTTACCTTGATCTACTGGAACTTTACTGCCTCTAACTAGGAAAGGTTCTCCAGTAGCAATATGTTTTGCCATAGTCCAAGCACTCATGGATTTGCCATCTCCACCTGCACCATATATAAGAACAACTGAAGGAGTGGGAAGAATATCAGGTATCAAGTATTCCCTCTGAATATCTAATGCAAAAAGATCAGCTATATCAAGAATACCTTTTTGGCTTTCATATTGAATCTGATCGACAATAAGTTTTTCCAATG